ATGTCGGTACGGAAACTTTTGATACGGATATTAATTTAGATGTTGAAGGGTTCATTTCGCCGGATGAAATTGCCGGATTACAATTATGGCTGGATGCATCAGATGTAAATACCATTACTGAGTCGGGCGATGTCGTCTCAGGATGGCGTGATAAGAGTGGTAATGATAATGATGCAATAGAATTAACGGAAAGTAGAAAACCTGCCACCAATGCAGCTACCATCGGCGGGCTTAATGTCATCACCTATGATGGGAGTAATGAAACCATGAGGCTCAGAGTTGCCTCAGATCCAACTATCGACAATCTGTTTTCAGGCGGCGGAACAGTGTTTGCGGTGGCCAATCCATTAAGCGAAGGGCAAGGGGGATTCGGGCGAATTTTTGATAAAGGTAATAATAGTAGTTTTGTGCGAGATACGGACAGTGGTTTTGTGCGGCATCAGCATGACTCGGATTTTACAACAACTAACGGAAGCTTCAAGACTGACTCGGCAGTTATAGCACTAGGTGTCGGCAATCTACTTGCTATGCAATATGATAATTCATCAGACACTAACACGCCGGTATTCAGGGTTAATAGCGCAGAGATAGCCACAGAGATAGTTACTACGCCGGAAGGCTCGCCATTAAGTGATAGTGGTTCAGATTTATTTATCGGCAATGGCTCTGTCGATGAAACCTGGGACGGTCATTTTGGCGAGCTATTATTTTATGATCGGATACTATCAACGCAAGAGGTAGCAAATGTTGAAGTATACTTATCTTCCAAATGGGGTGTGTGAGGTGAAGAGTGGAGTGGTGAGATAAATTCCCGGACGAGCCGTTAAGTTAACTATTGAATTTTAGCAGGAGAAAATAATATGGAAAAAATTAAAATTGTTGTGCGAGCCGCTATTCCTGGTTACGAGAAAGGGCAGGTGGTTATGGTTGAGGTTGATGAGAATCAGACTCCCATTAAGAGGTTTTGGAGAAGGCGTCTAGCTGATGCGAAAACAGATCATTGCATAGAGATTGTTGCGCCACCCAAAAAGCCGGTGAAAACTAAATTAAAAAGTGAGGAATCTACATCATGACAACTACGATAAATCTGCCAAAGGTTACTGTTAACATTGTCAATGCCAGTGTTGCGGTAGAAAACACAGAACAGCGAATACTTTTTGTTGGTCAAAAAACTTCAGCAGGATCGGCGCTTGACGGTGCATTAAATGAATCTATCCCTAACGACGGATCGGAAGATACCTTATTCGGGCGCGATAGTATGTTGGCAACACTGATACGCGCAAATAAAGTGCGCAATCAGCAAGTGCAGGTTGACGCGATTGCGAAGGATGATAATGGTGGCGGCACCCTTGGCACAAAACTAATTACGCTGACAGGCACAGCAACAGAAGATGGGTCGCTAAACGTGATCGCAGGATCGGAAAAGAACCATAATTTTACTATTCCTGTTTCTGATACTGATACCATTACAACTATTGCGGCTAATATTGCGGCGGCGGTCGAGCTTGATCTCGATCTCCCATTTGATGTGGCAAGTGCTGTGGGAGTTGTTACTTTTACAGCCATTAACGCAGGGACTTATGGTAATAGTATTCCCCTTGAAGTGCGCGGATCAGTGGCGGGCATTACAAGCGCCGTTACGGTTGGTGTAACGGGGGCAACTGATCCAGTACTGACGGGCGTATTTGACGTCATTGGAGAGAAACGTTATCAGGCTATAGTCTGGCCTTACCCGCCGACAATTGCCGCCCCTGGAGCCGCTGACGAGGTGCTGTCACTCTTAGATCCACGCTTTAATGCAGACGGAAAGGTGCAGGATGGTGTCGCGTTTACGGCTATTCATGAGACGGTTGCAAATCTTAAGACGATAGGCGACGCAAAGAACAGCCAAAGCCTGGTTATTTTTGGCGACCAAACAGAGGACGAAACAAATTATCAGGGGCCGTCAATTGTGGAGATCCCTATGGTTAGTGCCGCTTATTTTGCCGGACTTCGAGGACTTCGATTAGATACGGATGGTTTCTCTATTGCTGATTTTACCATTACCGCTAATGGGCCTCTGGATAGCTTCGGCGGGCCAGCCTTGGCATCCAAACCGTATTTTAATATCCCTTTCGCAATCCTGGTTCCCATGCAAACAGGCAGAGGATTTGACGATAGTGAAATAGAGGACTTAAAGGATAGCGGTATCTCAGTGCTTGGTAATAACCGTGTCGACAATACCGTTATCAGCGGAAGAATTGTCACGACATACAAGACCGACTTTGCGGGCAATCCGGACCGTACGTTTGGCCCTTTAAATTTTGTTGATACGGCAAGGCAGGCGCGCGAGTATTTCTCCAATAATTATAAGGCTCGATTTGTACAGTCACGCTTAACCGATGGCGATGTTTTCAAAGGCAGGGACTCGGCAAATGAGTTGGTTATTCGTAGTTTCTCCAAACGGCTCTATCAGGATTTGAGCGGCATAGATTTTGTTTTACTCCAGGCCGGTGAGGCAGCGTTGGTATTTTTTGATGACAATTTAATTATTGTTCTCGATTTAGCGATAGGCAAGGCAACAATACAAATGACAGTACCTATCGTCACGCAACTCGAAGAGATCGCCGTAACGATGAAAATCGCTTTTAGCACGCAATCTTAAAAACACTTAACCATATAGGGGGTTATTATGGCTATACAAATGAATGATATTGGCGTCATTGTTAATAATGTCGTTGTTGCATATACAGCAGATAGTCTAAGTTGGAATGAGGGATTTGGCGAGTATGCGATCAGGAACGCCATTATTGGCGGCGGACAAACTGAGCAAATTTTTTCAAAGGATTTAGCTACAAAAGTTGGTTTGGTAAAGTTTTCAATGCCAACAACATCAGAAAATGATAGCTTAAAACGCGAATGGAAAAATAATGATAATAGTAATGTTGTCGAACTCATCGGGCCTATTGGATCAGGATTTACTAAAATATTCACATCGGCCGCAATTCTTAACGATCCGGAATCAAACGCCGCGACGGATGGAAGTATTGAGATAGAGTTCAGCTCTAATCCAGCGCAATAAGTTTTTAACTCAAAGAGGAGCTGCAAATGGATAGTGAAAAAAAAGAGACGTTGTATCAACTAAAGAATCCTTTTGAATATGCTTTTAAAGGCGAGCAAAGGAATGCAGACTTTATCTCTTTGAAAGCACCGTCCATGAAACAGCATCACCAGGCGGCCGAATTACAACAGTCAATTATGACGATGGTAAGAGAGGAATATACAGATAATGATAACCCCAAAGATGTTGATGATAGTGATAAAGATGGTGACATAACAGCTGAATTGATACTGACGCTCATGTATTGCAGTAAAAAAGTTGAGGTTAATATTATATTTGAACAAGCAAAGGCATTATTCAAAACAGGAGTCGCTTTAATCGACGGCGAACAAAATTTTACCGCTCCATTAGTTGATAAAATGTCGATTGTTGATTTTGAAAACTTGACGGGGGAATATATTGTAAATTTTATTTTAGCTTGAGCCGATCTCTTACTTCTGAGAATAATAGAGTTCGAGCATATACAAAAGAAGAGATGATTCAGTTTTCGTTATTTATAATGATTGTATCGAAAGGTGGATATAACATTGAGTATTTAGAGTCTGTATCGATAGGACAGTTTTTCGATATATTTGATCAATGCACTGAGATTTATCCTAAAAATAAATAGCTAAAATGGCCAATAAAGTTAGTTTTATTATTCAACTGCAAGACAAGTTTTCACGCGCCGCAAAAAGTGTCAACAAGCAAATAAAAAATATCGGTAAAAGCTCTATTAAGACATCAAAAATTATAAAAAATAAACTTGGCGAAAGTTTTAAAAAATTAAAAGTTGTTGCTTTAGGTGCTATGGCCGCTATAGGAATAACGACAGTAGTAGCATTTAAAAAAATGATTAGTGTGGGTTCCGACTTTCAGGATTCAATCGCAGATTTATCGTCAATAACAGGCACTACAGGACTGGCATTGTCAAAACTAACCGATGAAACATTCAGGTTAGCCAAAGCGTCAGCTATCTCACAATCCGAAGTGGCCGGCGCGTTTACGCAAATTGCATCGGCAAAATCAGAATTACTAAAAGACCCAAAAGGGTTATCTGTTGTTACTGAACAAGTATTACTGCTAGCAAATGCCGCTGGTATTTCCGTACCCGATGCGGTACGTGCGTCAGTCGGCGCACTAAACCAATTTAACAGAGGATCGGAGGATGCAGCACGTTTTGTCAATGTTATTGCCGCTGGCGCTAAGGTTGGTTCGTCATTAGTGGGAGAGACAGCCGAAGCTTTAAAAAATGCAGGGGCAGTTGCTTCACAATTTAATGTATCGTTTGAAGAGACTAACGCCTTGATACAAGTGCTTGCAAAAAATGAATTAAAAGGCGCGGAAGCTGGAACAGCATTGAAGACAGTATTTATTCAGCTTGAGGGTTTAATGGGGGGCGCGCTTGCGCCATCAAAAATAGGCATTATCCAGAGTTTAGAACTTGTTAAGGAGCTTGGACTTTCTAATACAGAAATAACTAAAGAATTTGGCAGGGAAGCACTCACATCTATTTTAATTTTACGTAAAAATATACCGCTGATTAAGCAATGGACTGGAGAGCTAACAGGAACAAATGTCGCGCAGGAACAGGCAAATGTAAGACTAGCAACGTTTAACGCCAGGGTGCGCATATTAGGGATAGCAATTGAGGAAAAAATGATAAAAGTATTTCTAAAATTAGAACCTATATTAAGCAAACAGGTGAATAGTTTAAGGCGATGGTTTGATGGAATCAAAACGGAAAATATCGACGCCCTGGTTACTAGCCTGAAAGTTTTACTTAAAATTTTATCTTTAATCGGTAAAGCAATTTCTGCGTCATTAAAAACGTTTGATTTCCTTGCTGGTGGAGTAGGCGCGATAATTGCTGGGGCAGTGCTTAGCACTGATCCTAAGTCTATAACTAAACAAGTGAAAAATGTGAGGGGTTTTAAGCAGTCAAAGACAATATCACAGACTGAAGTACTCGAACGTCTAAATAGAGCGCCACAACCTGAAATAACCAGTCGCTTTGGCCGTCTAAATAGAGCACCACAGACTGAAGTACTTGATCGTTTTGGGGGTTTAAATACAGCACAGCAACCTGATAATAAAACAGTAACCACAAGTTTAAATGCAGCGCAGCAACCTGATAATAAATCAACTATTGCCGGTGAAATTGTTGTCCGTGCAACGCAAGGCACCACTGTTGAATCAACCAAACTGAAGACAGATAGTAAAGATTTGAATATGGGGATAAACATGATCGCGCAAGGGGTATAAAAAAATAGTTCACCATGACTGATGAAGCTAAAATATTAGAAGGATCGTTTAAATCTATCCCGATCAGGATCATTTCTTCGAGCGTATCCGGTGGTCGTAAATTTACAAAAAAAGAGTTCCCGAACCGGGACACACAAACCATCGAAGACCTTGGGCTACAACCAAGAACGTATGATTTGGAAATTGTCATATCAGACATTGCTAAAACATCGGCTAATTTAGAACCGGAACAAGATTATTTTGATTATAGAGATAGTATAATCAGCGCAATTGAAGATAGAGGAACTGGCGTATTAATACATCCTTTGTATGGACGCGTAGAAAAGGTTATCGCAACGACTTACAGCATAAACGAAAATTTAACAGATTTTGGAATATCAACATTATCGGTAACCTTAGAGACGAACGATGACACGGGCATACCAGTAGCCTCTACCACAGCGTTGTCACAAATCGAAGGGTTAAGGCAGGGTGTTGATACAGCCATATCTGAGGACATAACGAATAATTTTTTTGTTAACCTAAAATTCCCTGATAATTTTACTTCCGCGCAAAATAAAATCAACGATATAATAAGAGCGTCAGCTGAAGCCACGTCATTTGTAGGGGCGGCATCGGACAATATTAATCAGTTTAATAGATCTGTTTCTTTTCTAACAGGCAATGTCAATTCGCTCATTGGTCAACCGGATAAATTATCTTTAAGCGTAAGCGGATTATTTAGCAATATGAATAATTTGTTTAGCTCCCCTGCAGATAAAGCAAAATCATTTACTAATTTATTTGGGTTTGGGAAATAACGATGGCGACAGCCGGGTTAATTGAGCGAAATAATAATGACACCGTATTGAATCAGGCAACTAACGCGCACGCGTTGAGTTACGCTTATGTGGCGATAGCTCAAACAAGTTTTGAAACAGTAGCGGAAATTGAGTTTGTTGAAAAAGAACTCGAAACACAATATAAATTTATTACTGATGAAGTAAACTCAAATAAAGAAGTTAACGCGGCGCTGACTGACATGCGCGTTATTGTTCAAGATTTTTTTAATGAACAAAGACTGTCAGCAAAGCAGGTGATCTCTGTTGACACCAATACAACATCAGCGAGATTGCTCAGTTTTCAATATTATGGCGAGTCAGAATCGGGGGGTGATATTATCGC